ATTGTTAAATAAACCGTAAGATACAGCTCCAGTAGAAGCGTACGCACCGTTCATAGCAGCGATCATGTCGTCAAAGTCAAGAGCAGTTTGTCTCGATAAGAAAAGCATGTTTTCTTCAATAGCACCTTGTGTATCTAATTGCTTAAGGATAGTATCAAAATCTCCTAATGCGCCAGCTCCAGGAGCAGCAGCACCAGCAAAATCATTATATACATTACCTCTATCTTCAATAGCAGCAAATAAACCTTCAGAACCTTCTAAAGAAACACCACCGCCTCCTTTTTTCTCAGCTTCAACCATCGCCATTTCTAAGTAATCTTCAAAACGTAATCTTGTTTCAGATTCAGCTTTTAGATACCATAAAAATCCTGATTGACCAGCTTCAGTAGCTACTTCAACCCAACCAATTTGAGCAGTATCAGATCCACTTACTTGGTAATAATCTTTAATGATTATTGGCTTATTTGAAAACTGTGTAAAATCTGGTTGTAAAGCTACAACTCCAGAAGCAGCTGCAGTACCATCACCACCAAGTTCCATGCCTTGACTTCCTTTAGCAAATTCAGAACCGTATACAAATACTTTAGCATCTGTAGCATTAGCTATAGAAGCCAAGTTAGCCACTTTGTATGTTTCAACACCAACAGTAGCTGCATTAGCGGCAGCAGCAGTTACAGTAATTACTCTAGCTTTTATAGTAGTTAGACCAGAAGAAACCACAATAGTAGCACCTTTTCTAATAGCACATTCTTTTCCAGCTTCTAATGGAACTGTAATTGAAGTATTACCAGCAATAGTACAATTATCATAAGAAATATGTAGTCTATTTTGTTCAGACCAAATTACTTGATCAGATGACATAGGCATTTCAGCGCCTACCATTCTCAAGAAACCTTGTAAAGTTCGGTTTCCGTATCTTTCAACTTCTGCTTCATACAATTCTGGTAAGTATTGTTGAGCAAAAGTATCAGTGTTTCCAGCTCCAACACCATCGTTAAACTTTAAATAGTTTGTATCTAAAGTTTGCTTTTTAGCAGCTGGAATTAAGCTTGGTGGAAATGCTCCACTCGTTGCAAAACTCATAATTTATAATTTTAGTTTAAGTTATTTTTTTATTGTTTTTATTTTTAACTTAGAACTATTTGCTCCTGACACCGCTTTTACTCTTAATCCATTAATAAAAACATCTCCAGCATTAGCAACAGTTTGCCTAGCGTCTTCTGTTATATTTTTAGATTTAGCAGTCATTTCTTTAATAGCATCGGATTTACCTTGCTCATAAAAATGACTAGCTATCGTATCAGCGTTTTCAGCAGCATAAATGGCTTTATGATAACCAGCATAATCTTTGACTTCCCCTTTATTATCCAGGAACTTCCCAACAAGATTAGTTAAGTCAGATTGGTTTTTAGCTACATTTGTGGTATTAGCAACTTTAAACCTAAACTTCTTCTCTCCAACATCAAAATTAAAACCTTTAAATTCTTTGTTGAAAAAGTTATCGGTTCCTTGTTTAAACCTTCCATGTTGCTCTTTAACCATTTTCTGTTCTTCGTTGTATCTATTGAAAAAGTCCATTGCTTTTTGTTGTTCTTGAGTAACGCCCGGTCTCAACTTGATCTCGTCGTAATACTTCTTTTTCGTTTCCTCCAAAAAGTTTTTGGCTTTAGCAATTTCTTCTTTGTAAGCAAGTTTCTTTTTCTTTTGCTCACGCTCCTCAGTTTCTTCAGGATCAAAATAAAATTTATCTTCTAAAGTAAATTCTATTTCTTCTCTGTTTAAGTGAGGTTTAGTCTGTTTGTAGTATTCTCTAAGTAACACATCTTCTTCTACATTAGTGTAATCCCTATTTAATCTAACATAGTCTTCAACTGTGCCACCTGTTTCTTTCATAAACTCAACTAGTTTTTCTACGTTTTCTGGTAAATCAACTTTTTCAGCTACTGGCTCAGGTGTTTTTTCAACCGGCTTTTCTACAGGAGTTTCTTCTTCTGTTATTTCATTTATAACAGTAAACTCTTCCTCTTCTTTAACTGGCTCTTCCTTAGTTTCTACTTTTTCTTCAACCTTTTCTTCTTTTATTTCTTCTACTACTTTTTCTTTTTCTACTTCTTCAGGTTGTTCTGTTTTTTCTTCTTTTTTAGTTAAATCTACTTTTGTTGTAGGCTCTTGTTTAACTAATTTTTTAGGTTTCTTTTTCATTTTAAAGTCACCTTGTTCTAGAGTTCCATCAGGAGCCTCTTTTACTTCTTCTTTTTCTTTTGACATAATATAATATAATAATTAATAATAATTATCTAGGATCAAATGGATTTCCAATGTCCATAGATTCTGCTTGGTCAGGAGCAGATGCTTCTTTTTCAAACGAATTTGTTTCAAAGCTTGTTGGTAATAAGTCGTTTTGTCTTTGGTCTATTAGTTGAGATTGTTGAGTACCTTCAATACGTACTCTTTCATCTTTACGATCTTCAATTTCTTTTTCTTTAGCTTTAGCACCTTCTACTTCCATCTTTTTTAATTCTAAATCAAATTTATGCTGTTGATTCATAATCATTATTTTGACTTCAGCTTCTTGTCTGTATTTTTCTACATCAAACTGTACTTTAGCTTGTTCAAACTGTACTTTTTGTTCTGTTAGTATTTGTTGTTTCTGTGTTTCAGCTAACGCTTGTTTTTCAGCAGCTTCTGCTTGCGACTGCGCTTGTTGTTGTATTTGTTGTAGCTTCAAAGCTTGCTCTGTAGCTTGCTTTTGCTGTCTACGCTGTTTTAATAATTGATTAGCTAAAGTTAAATTTTTAACTTCTCTAATATCAATAGCGTCTTCTAAATCAATACCACCTGTTTTTAAAGCTACTTGTATATTTTCTTCTAATTTAGCTTTTTCTTCATCATCTGGCTCAAGATCTAAAAATATACCAAAGTCATATATATTTTTATCCATAAGCTCAAATAAGGTAGATACGTTAAACTTCGTTATACTAGTTTGCAAAGCTGATCTAGTAAGTGGAAACATCAAAGCATCACCTATTCTTAGTGATATATTTTCACAATTTTTAAGTGTTAAATATAAACTAGCTTGTAGTATGTGTCTAGTTGCAGTATTTGAATTAGCAGCAGCTATTTTTTGTAAACCTACTAATGAGTTTTTATCAGGATTACTAGCATCTCTAGCTTCATTTAACCCGGTCACATCTCTGATAAGCTGTAAGTAATATTGATAAGTTTGTATAAGACTTTGTATCTTAGCTCCGCCATTACCACTTTGTAATTCTTGTATCGGAACTTTACCTGGGTTAATATCTCCGTCTTGAGTAAATGATCTACCTACAATAGAACCAGTTTGAAAATACATGTTTAAAGCTTCCTGAGGATTATATGTTGTGCCATTACCTAAATCTACCTCAGCTAAACCATCTACATCCATATAAACACCGTCAGGAACTACTCTAGATAACACTTGCTGCAACTTGAGATGTGTTAACTGAATCATATCAGCAAAACCTGTTATACGATTAACTAATGAATCTATACGTCCTTTATACATTCTAGGAGCACATATATTGTAATTCATATTAACTTTTGTAGTATCAGCAGCTGGTCTAGTCATATTTTCAGCCATTTGCCATCTAAGCATTTGCGGATGTCCTAGTATTTTTACTCCACTATATAAAACTTCTATTGATCTAAAAGCTTTATTAAAACCTTCTGCATTTTCTGGTGGATTAAAAGCATCTGTTTTTTCTAATGCTTTTTCTAAACCATTTGCGGTTTCTTTTATTTTAAATACTTGATTAGTATAGGTTTTATATTCAAAATACATTACTTGTATTTTATCATCAAAATACCTACCGTTCCAATCGTTTCTATAATTAGAGTTGCCAGGGTACTTTTGTATTTCTTTCAATTCATCTGGCGTAAGCATAGGAAATTGCTTTTTAAGCTCAGCCATACTTAATCCTTTTACTTCACCTACATACCATATGTCTTCAAAATTAGGATCTTCTGTGTACGAATAAACTAAATTAGCTGGATCAACATACTCTACACTAACTCCTTCTTGTAAATTAAAACTAGTTTTAGAACAAGCTATACCTAATACAGTTAGGTCATAATTTAATCTTCTTCTAACTAAATCATACTTGTTGTAATCTAAAACATAGTTAATAGCTTCTTCTTGAGCTATTTCAATACCTTGCTTATAATTCAATTGCATATAAACAGAAATCTCATCTGGGTTTGTAGGCATGTTTGATTTGCCACCACCAGTTGAAACGTCTAAACCTAACTGAGCCTTTGCTTTAGCTATGTATTCTTTAGCATATATATCTTTCATTAAGCCTTGCACATATGCAGATCTTTTACCAGTAGAAGAGGGATCTTGAGCATATGCTTTAATATCGTAATTTCTTTGAGACATTCCGTTTACAACAATGTCTACAAATTTAGATATTATAGGAACTGGCGTCCAGTCTAGATTTAAATAGCTTAAGTCACCATTTATAGAAAGTTCATCTTTATATTTCTGAACAGACTGTTCGCCTCTTGCGTACAACCTTAATTGATGAAAGTTATTATAATTAGTAGCAAACCTATATCCTCCAGCACCTGTTCTAGTTCCAGAAAACCATTCACCCTCTATGGCTTGTCCTACTTTTAAACCATAGTCATAAGACGCTTTAACTGCATCAGGTACTACCTGATCCGGAAATGAACTTCCATAACTAGTTTCTATCATGTATTTTTAATTTTTGAAACATAACCTTCATTATCATATTTTGAAAAATTTAAATTTAAAGGTTGTTTATTTTTAATTGAATTAGGTCTATAATTGTTTTTATTACAAGCCATTATAGCTAAACCTGAGCTAATAGTAGCATCATATTTTGTTCTATTATTAATATTAAATTTAGACCAATCTTGCAATGTTTTTTGATGGTACATTGTGCCAAACCCATTATTAGTTATACCAACATAATTTTCAATATAAGCTTCAATAGCGGCAGCGTGTGCTTGTTTAATATCTTCACTTGAATTAGGTATGCCACCTATTTCTTTTTCTGTAATAGATAGTCTATTCCATACTTTATCAGGCCTATTCATAGAATAACCTCTATAACCTCGTCTTCTTAAATAGTACAAAAGTCTAGGTCTGTTGTTTTCAGCAAGCAAAGGCATTCCATAAAAAACTAAAGCCATTAAAACATCTTCAAAAAACATTTCAGCAGTTTCAGGTCTAGCTATATATTCTAAAAAAAAATGATTAGGCGGAGCGTCCTCCATGGAAAACTTTGTTAATCCGTGTAATGCTCCATTAGAGCCGCGACCATCAACAGTACCGCTAATGTCGTAAGAATCACAGCCGAAAGCTCCAATATGTTCGTTACCTGGATATTTAATTCCATTTTTTATTATTGTTTTATTACATAAGTTTATTGAAGGTACCCAGCTAATGTTAAATCTACCTTTTAAATCCGGCACAAACTGAACTCTAGAATCCTTAATTCCAGCTTCCCAAATAAACTTACCTCTTGTAACGTTTGCTTTATTGTTTACTTCATCATTAAAATCTATTTGCTCGTATATTTTTATAAGATTAAATAGACTAGATTTAGTTTCGTCTCTAAACGCGTGAGCTTCAGTTCTTGGAAACTGCCTATAATATTCGTTTAAACTATCTTGATCTTGTTTTAAACCTTCAACTTCGTTTTCCCAGTGGTTAATAACTCCTGTTGTAATTTCGTAACCATCAATTCCTTTGACTCTAGTTTCGCTTCCAGTGAATACAGGTAATCCATAAGTATTGATGAATCCTTCGTAGTTCCATTCCATAGGAATGAACAAGCTATAGAGCCCAGAAGCTGTTTGTCCGTTTCTATTTCTTTTAGTAACGTCGCTATTGTAGTAAAGTTTTTTAAAGTTGTCTCCACCTTTGTCTAAAGAGTTTGATGTTGAGCCCATCATACATTTACCTACGATTCTCGATCCTAAACGTAATGTAGTTTTTGTAACTCTCCAGTTGTTTAATATATTATCAGGTCTTTCCCATTTACCACTTTCATCATGAGCTAATAGTTTTAGCTTTTCACCATCATAAGAGTTATCACCTGTGTTTTTCCAATCAATAGTTGTATCAAGTCCGTCTAGTTCTCTAAGTTGTTCATTCGACTCAAGCTTTCTTCTAGTAAGTTTAGATGCTGGAACTCTATAAGCCAACTCAGTTTTTGGCCTGTCCATACCATCTTGAATGGGTTTAAAAAAGAACGGGTAGTTAACCGATATGGGGACAACTTTATCCGTAAACATTTTTTTGGCATCTGCACCAGACTTGGACAATATACCGAATCTAGCATCGGAAGATATTGTAGCTTGGTTAACAAGTTCTGCGCTTGACATAAAAGAGAATCCAGATCGTCTGTTTTTGAGGTAGCATATGCCGTAACATCTGGCATCTGCTTTACACGCTTCCCAAAATATAAAGAAGAGTCTATTTGATTCTCTATAATCTGGAGCTCCAATGTCGATTTTTGACCATTGCAAGTACATGTAATGAGTGCCAGTAATGTAAGTAGCAACACCATCATTATAAAACCAAAATCCTTTTTCTCGTCTATTAAATTCATTGTCAATATAATCGTACCATTTTTCTTTAAAGTCAACTGGATATTCTTCCCAGTCAAATCTTGTTTTTATTCTACTTAATTCTTTTGGGTACTCTTGTTTTTCCCAGTATTGTTCAGCTTTTTTTTCGCTTCGTTTAAACGGTTCATCTGCTGCTGGTAAAGCAATCCTGAGATTTTGTATTTCAATGATTTGTCCAATTTTACCTGTTTTACTTATTACTATAAAATCATAATCAGGATTATAACCATATTCCCATTTTTTAAATCTGTTATTTTTAGCTAATATTTTAGGGTTAACAACGTCTTTAATTTCTTTCCAAAGCGTTTGTTTATAACTCACTTACTTCTCCCTTCTGCAAATTTAAATACTCTTTCTTTCTTCTCTTCTTTAGGTTTGCCTTGTAGTAAATTTTCTTCTTCTTCAATACGTTGTAGTATTTCAAAAGCATCAAATATGGCTAGCTTTTTAGTAGCTGCAGCATTTTTTAATCTATCTGCTGTAACATCTTCACCAGTGTCTACAATAGGTTCTTTAGCTACTTTAATTAATTCTTTAACTGCTAATTGCCCAGCTTGGATTATATTCTTTTTCGTTTCCTTTGTATTCATGGATTAAAGCTATATCATTTGATTTCATACAATAAAGTCGTTCACTATTAATAATAAACTCAAATTCAGAGTCTGGAGTAAACGTTACGAGTGTCCCAGGTGTTATTTTAAGAGCTTCTAACGAACTATTAGAATATTTTAATATTCCAACGTTAGGTTGTTCTTTCCTGTTCTCTAATAAATTTTGGTTTTTAAGTGGTTTTACAAAGCAATAATCTAAATGTGGTTTTAAATTATACATATATATTTGTTCGGCTGATACAAAGTATAAATCATCTTTAAAATAAGTTGATGAATTTTTTTCTATATTTTTCATATTGTACCATCTTCTAAATATATTATGATGTACATAAACTTCGTCTCCTACTTTTACCTTTGAACTATAAGCAGCTGGCGTAGCAACGACCAAAGCTTTTTTACTAACAAACTTATGATCTTCAATACTAGTGTTAACAATGAGGGTTTTACCATGGACCTTCTTTGTATTATCATATCTTTCGTTTAAAGGCTTAACAATAAAACTATATAAACTTTTCATTAGTACTTAAGATCATACTCGACTGATATAGCCATATTAGCATTAAACTTTTTCCAAGGCAGTACTTCATTATTTTTAGTTATATAAATATTATATGACTGATCTTTGTCTTCAAAAAGAATATCACTAATGGTATGTCCACCGTACACTTCCTGACCAGTTGAATAATGCATTGCATCGTTCTTATAATCAGAACCTATACTAATTTTCCTTATTACCTTCGACATCTTTTTCTATCTTAGTGTAAGTACCGTCTTCTAAGTTAATCTCTACTGGACCATATTCTTTTTCTAGCTTTTCTTTATAGTCTTCTATGTCTTTGTTAACTTTAGCTATATCATGTAATAAGCCATGCTTTTGACTTTCTAATAAGCCGATGTTATGAACTAATCCATTTAACTGCTCTTGTTGCTCTTGAATAGTTTTTAATTCTTCTTCTTTAATTTTCATTTAATTTAATTTAATTATATTTATTTTATTCTGGTGGTTCTGGTATTGGATCAGGTGTTATACCATGTTTCTTCAACTCATTTATCCACTCATCTTCATCTATAGTTTCATCAATAAACCATTTAGACAAAAGCTTTTGATGAGGATCTACAAATCCATAACCTTCAACTACTTCTTTCATTGAGTTTTCATAAGCTATCCAATAAGTTCTGATAGCAGGGTTATCTATAGGAATATTACCACTCATAATACTTTTTTACATTTATTATTCTTCTTCTTCTGGATCTGGATCAATACCATGCTGTAATAAAACACTTTTCCACACAGTCTCATCTATATAACTTGTAAAATGATGTATTGTATCTAATCTTTGTTGGGTCTCTACAAAACCATATCCTTGAACAGTTGTTTCAGTATCATTATCCCAAATAATGTAGTATAAGGGAGGGTTTGGAAAAGCTATACTTTTAATCATATTTTATAATTTAGCAAGTTCTTCTGGGTCTATACCAAGCTCAGCTAGTCTAATTAACCAATCATCTTTATCATAGTATAAAGGATCGTTATTAGGCTGTCCACTTTCTATACTTGTTCCAGTTGGACCTTCTCCATAATGTATAATAGACTTATCATCATTATAAGTTATAAACCATGTGTCTTGCTCGGTAGCTATTATTCTTATCATTACTCAGTAGGATCTGCTGGTTTCCATTCAGGAGTTTGCATTAAAGCTAAAAACTCTGTTTGGTTTAATGTACTAACTGGAGTTAAAGCTCCATTAGTTATAAAACTTGGTTCAACTAAATAAGATATAACACCTTGAGTATTTGCTATATTTCTTCTCATTGTTTGAGTTGAATCCTCTGCTACTTGGCTAAATATAATAGCATTAGTATCAGACAAGTTTATAATTGCATATATTGTATTATTCATTTTTTTATTTTTAAACTACACCAGCAGCTAAATTAGCTAGCGTCATATTTACACTTAAAGAATTTGCTTCACCATTTGGAGAATCTCCTGATATATTATTTGCTGATCCCATACTTGTAGAAACTCCATTACCATTTGTTCCTACACCATCTACTATAGCATTTTCTAACATACTAGTACTAGTTCCATTATTAGTTCCTATTTCATCTAAAACTGTCCAAGATGGAGATGTCCATGAACTATTACTACCTAACTGCCACCAAGCTACAGGAGCTGTACCAGAAAAACTATTTAAATCGCTAGGTCGACCTTCATTATAAATTTCTCTAACTTGCGAAGCGTTTAGTTCGTAATTCCAAATAGATAGATTAGAAATTTTTCCATTAAAAAAGAATCCAGGATTACTACTAGTTCTAGCACCAATCAACCCATTACTATTTGCAGTAACATTAGCAACACTTCCTTGCGCGGCAGTATTATTTGATCCATTTAAATATATATTTACTACTGCGCCTGTACTGCCCTTTACAGTTACTATAACATTTTTCCACGTTGAGTCAGTAACAGTATTTGTACTGTAAGTTTCACTACCACCTATCACCGCTTGTATTTTTCCAGCATTTGGGTTTCCAGCAACTCCAATTTTTATTTGAGTAGCAGTATTTGATGTAGTTGGTCCAGCTCCAAAACTGTAAATACAACCTGTACTTTCTTCATCAATATTTATCCAAGCAGAAATAGAAAAAGCATCTACACTTGGGGTAAAATCTAAAACAGATGGTCTACCTAAGTTTATATAATCATTTCCATCAAAACTCATAGCATACGGACTGTAACTAGAGGTTGTTAATAAGTCACTTGTAACAAGGTTTGATTGAGACATACCTGAGCTATCAGCAGTTAATGTATTTATAAAACCATATTCTTCTATAAGTGGAGTAGAAGAATAAAAATTATTAGAACCTTTTTGATCTTGAGTACCTGTAGTTTTGTTGTTTAACGGCCACCAATTTAACAAATTTGAATAATTAGAATTATTTGTTAAGTCTTTTGGAGTTCCACTATTGTATATTTCATCACGTTGAGAATTTGTTACAACATTATTCCATATTGATATATTAGATAAGTTTCCAGTGAAATTAGAAGCAGATCCTTGGCCGTCTCTTCCACTACCTATACGAGCTATATTATTTCCAGTATTATAGTCTATAGAAGAAGAACTATAAGTTTGTATGTTATCAGTATAAGCTGTTAGCGTTGTAGTAGTGTGATCATAACTAAATAAAACGTGATGCCATTTACCATCAATTATATTTGATGTTATGTTACCTCCATTTTGAAGTGTATAACATCCATTAGATATACTATTATATCTAAATATATTCCAGCCACCATCATCTCTACTTTCTCCTTCAAAAAAACCGGCAGATTGATTAGTATTTAAATTAACCCATAAGCTAATAGTAAAACTATCTGGCAAAGAAACACCGCCAGTTGGATAAGGTGGAGACCCAGTTCTTGGGTTTAACCAAATTTTAACAGTAGGCCAACGAAGATAATTTGTATATACTGAAGGATTAGCATTATTTTCTATTTTCCACTCCGTAGTTGAATTATCATAAATCTCAGTCGCATCGAGTTTATACCAAGCTTTTAGATTAGAACTTTGAGGTATAGAAGCTAAAGTTTGTATTGGCGAGCCGTAGTTATAAAGAGTTTGCGCTTCTGATGCTTCTAGTTTAGAGTTCCATATTTGAGCATTTGAAAGTTCTCCTGTAAATGGTATTGCATTAGCAGTAATATATTTTCCTAATCTTGTTTGAGGAGTGCTTGGTTCTGTTATACTTGTTGAAGTAGTCTGTGTTGCTTCTTGTTGTCCATTAACGTATAAAATCATAGCACCAGCGTTGTAAGTTACAGTAGCTAAATACCATTTATTTAAAGCTACTGTAGTTGTTCCTACTGCAGTTTGACCTTCACATTTAAATACTATTTTATCATTAGTGTCTTTAAATATAGAAAATCCATCTGCCGCATAACCTGATTCATTTGCTATTAAAGATTCATTATTTCCAAGAGAGCCAGTAAATTTTGCCCAAATACTTGCGCTAAATTGCGTTTGACCTGTTGTTAATGTAAAATCAGAATCTATTAAATCACTAGTAAAATCAAAAACATAATCTTGAAGAGCACCATTTGTAGTTACATAGTTAGAACCCATATGGGCTGAATTACCAAGTGGGTAGTAACCTATAGGTGGACTAGGCAAAGCCATTGGATTAAAAGGATTACCACCATTATAAAGAGTAGCTATAGAGTTTGTTCCTGTTGCTGGAAGAGCGTAGTCAAAAAAGCAAACTTGTGAAAGTTTACCATTTAATGTAAACGCACCAGTATATTTTTTACCTATATAAGTTATAACTGAAGCATTAGGTCCAACTGATATACCACTGGATACTCCACCGTCTGCCACACCGTTAATATAAAAAGTACAACCAGGAGCTTCTATAACTACAGCTACGTGAGTCCAAACATTAGCAGGTATAGTACTATTACTGTAAGCTTTAGGGTCACCTCCATCGTCAAATCCTAATTTATCAGTGGTTTCAATAAAGAAAGCATATTGAGTTCCAGTATTACCTCTTTTATTTACTATATTATGATTTGATTCTGTTTCATCTCTCTTAACCCATGCAGCTATGGTGTTAGAACCTGTCAAATCTGTAGCTGTTGCTCCTGCAGGTATTTCAATAGCTTGAGTACCATCAAAGCTCATACTATAATCTTGATTGTTTCCTGTCTTATAATTAGGTAGACGCCATTGTGGATTTATATATTCTGCTCCCATTTATTATTTTTTTAATCTCCCATACGGTTCCATAGCTGAACACCGCTCGCCAAGGCATTTGGATCTGGTACATTTCCTGATCCTACAGCATTAGCAAGGGTTGTTATATTACTCGATGATATTACATTGTCCCAAATCATTACTTCATCCATTCTACCTTTAAAGTGAGAAAAATTAGTTTGACTACCAACTTGATTGATATTACCAATATTATAAGGAGTGGCTGTTGTAGATGAGAAGTTTTGACCTTGACCATACGCTTGAGTTGATCCAGTTGTATTATCTACACTACCATTTAAGTAAAAAGTAATATCATTATTAGTTCCATTGTTAGACACAGTTATAGCAACATGATGCCACTGACCTAAACTCATAGCAGTATTAGCTGTTAGATATTGAGGGTTAGCACCACCATTTCTTATGAAAACGTCTAGTTTCCTGTCAGAGTTTATATGAAAACCAAACATGTCATTAGGAGCCCAATTACTACCAGTTATAGCACCTCTTGATTCCCACTCTTCATCTAAGTAAACATAAGCGCTAATAGTCATAGCTGTAAGACCAGTTGCGGTAAATGTAGTTGCAACATGTTCTGTAGATCCATTAAATGATAAAGAGTTTGTGCTTGATACAAGTAATGGTAAAATAGTATCGCTCGTTATAGTCCAGCCAGCACCACCATTAGCAACTGTATTAGTTAAAAATTCTCTAGCCGCAAAAGCGTTGGCAAAATTACTACCGCCAGATCTATTTGAATCAAAAGTCATTCCACCTTGCGCATTCATATTTACATTTAATGGCGCATCAGGTGTTTGATTTTTAACAAAATTAGCCCAATAAACTATTGTATCAGTATAATTATTTGTACTCATACCAGAACCATTAAACATATTGTATAAATAATATGTACTAGGTGGATTAGCAGATGTGTTTAAGTTCCAAGGTAAATAATGATTAAATACTTGAGCGTTTTCAAAACCTCTCACAAGAGCATTAGCAGCATTGCTAACATCCCAATTACTTACATCTTGATTAAACGCTTGATTATTTTCAAAAGGACCTCTTTCAAAATTAGTTACGTTACTTACATCCCACGCGGTATAAGTTCTAGCAGTAGCTCCTGTACCGACTGTTACAGATCTTGTATTTATTGGTTGTCCACCGTTGTTAAATGAAGTTGCGTATCTAAAAGTTCTATACATATTAGTTACGTTACTAGTGTCCCATTTTCCAATATCTTTATTGAAAACGTTGTTAGCATGGAACATTTCTGCCATATTATTAACTCTTTGAGTGTCCCAAGCTAAGTAAGTTTTTTGATAAGCGCCGCTTCCTACAGTTACAGTTTTAGGTTCCATAGTCATCCAGTTTACTTGACCTGTGAACATATTAGCCATAGTAACATTTTTACTAGGATCTGTTGTTATTTGCCACTTATCAATATCATACGTCATAGATGTAGTACCACTTAACATACCATGAAAACTAGTTACATTACTAACATCCCAAGCTAATCTAGATCCAGTATCTTTAGTATTTAAATCTGCATTTAAGCTAGAACAACCCTGAAACGCAAGATAGAAATTAGTTACCTTACTAGTATCCCAATTACTTATATCTTGATTAAACACTGAGTTGTTGCGCATAAATCCAGTAAAATTAGTCACATTGCCAACATCCCAACCACTTATATCAACATTAAAGCTAGTAGTTTCTTGAAACATACCGTCAACAGTGGTGATAGAACTCATATTCCAATTACCTATATTAGAATTAGTAAAATCTCCTGCACTTCTATAAAACATGCCAGATAATGAAGGCCCGTTAGCTAGATTAGGCGTAGTAGTAGTGTTCATTACTAAGTTATCGCAATCAAAGAAAGTTCTATAAAGAGTTTTCCAAGGATTACTACCCCAATGAACCATATTTATTATTTTTGATCTATCACCAGCAGAAGGACCATTATAGTTTTGACTTAATGAGTGTATATATTGAGAAGAGTCTTCGCATATTTTAACTGTTTTATTTCCACCACTAGTATAAGCTGGGCTAGTAGCTGTAAAACCAGAACCTGTATAATTAGCACCACCATTATTTGGATCACCTACAAAACCATTACCATCACCCCAGTCTACTTTAAAGTTATTCGGACTGTTTTGAGGTGTTATTGAAAAAGTGTCTCCTGCAGAAACATTTATTGTCATTTCAACAGAGTTAAATGGTATGTAAGCACCTCCATCAGTTATATCCCAGCCAGCATTTATTAATGCAACTCTACCTTTAGCAGCGTCTGAATCCATTACCTTATAGTTAGCAGGTCCAATATTACCTTGAGTTGTGGCTCTTACACCGCCAGCATCATATCCAGTTATTATAGCGTAAGTATCATAAACTCCATTAGGATCAGGATCTCTTTCAACAACGTCACCTACACTAGTATATATACGTAAATCTACTCCACCATTATATATCTTGTTATTTTGATAAGTATTAAGCCCTTGACCGCCTTCATATACATTTCCCGGAGTATATTGACTAGTACCCATACCTAAGTTAACTCCTGAATTAACTGTAGAAGCATGTGCACCCCAACCATTAGTTATATCTAATAAATTATCATACGCGCTTGTTGAAAATTTAAATGTTCCAGCTCTATGATATTGCCATGTGTTAGATCCTGTAAGTCCTGAAATATCCCAATGACCTACAGTAGGACTAAAAGTGTAATTGCCATCATACGCATAAGACATAGTATTAAAACTTGTTAATACGTCTGTTATTTGCCAAGAACTTAATGCCGGCGTAAGCGCTGTGATAGATTGATTATTAACTCCATCTCTTCTAGCAAAATTAGATACGCTAGAAACTTTTTCCATATTCCAAGCTGTATAGTTTACTCCATAAGGATTATTAGAGTCACCTGCTAATATAACTTGAGTTTTACAAGGCTCATCAGATGCATAAGGCTGTAAATTAATTTTAAAAAATAATCCAGACAAACTAACGTTATTAGTAGTATTAAATCTCCAATATTTTAATACACCTAGTGGATTACTACCAAGATAATTAAACTTTGAAATATTAGTAAGATTACTAGTGTCCCAAGCTACATAAGAAGATCCAGTAGGAGAATCAGCTGCTGAAACTAATTTAGGAGATATATCGTTAACACCAGTTATAAGACCAGCATTGTTTCCATCAGTACCAACGAAAAAACTAATATCTTCAGCATTACTTAAATTCCAATTACTAAAATTCATGTTAAGTCTTCTATTACCACCTAGCTGGCTCGAGCGACTAAACATTTCATGAAAATTAGTTATTTGACTTGTGTCCCAATTATTTAAATTGCCTGGATTTTGATTAACATTTAATATATTATCACTAGTTAATGTTAGCGTAATGGCATTATTTAAACTACCAAAAGCATTAGCTTCTATTCGTATAACATCACCAACAGATAATTCACGACCCATATACATATAGTTGGGTATAGCTTTGAAATTGTTATTATCTAAGGTAACTGTTCCAGATCCTTCAACCTTTACAAGCCATCTTATACTATAGTCAACATAAGTTCCACTTTGCCTTCTACCATATATAGTGCCAGTATAAGTACCAGCGGTTGCTGTCGTGCCAGCTGGAAAAGACCAAGTAAGATCGCTGTGATCATCTAATAAAGAACAACCTAACATAGAAACACCACTAAACATTTCTTCAACTGATGTGATAGCGCCTCCTCCAGTTGCCGTACTTGTTTTCCAACTTCCTAAATTATTATTAGGATCTGCAAATCTAGCGTTAGCTTTATAACCACTTTCTATCCTAAACATTCGATAAAAACTAGTAAGCAAAGTAGTATTAACTGGATTATTAGATGGAGCTCTTAAACCTAAAGCATTAAAATAATTAAAAGAAAGGCCATCAAAAACTTGACTACCCCATTGCATGATATCTATTCTATCAAAATTAGCAGAGCTAGTTCCATTAAATCCAGTAAATTTTTCAGTTGCACTTTTGTCAAATATTTTTATAGTTCTCCACGTGCCCCAACCTGTTCCAGCAGCGGCGTAAGCGTGACTAGCGTTACCACTATTAGCTTCTGCTGTTCCATCACCCCAGTCTATATATTGACTTCCTCTAAGATTGAATGAAGCTGTTTGTCCAGCAGCCGGTATTAGTCTTCTAAGAACTGTTGGTACTTGAACACCTACATTAACTTCATTGTAACAACCATTAGCATAAGTACATCTAACAGTTGTAAAACCTTCAAAGTTTGAAGCCCATGATAAAACTCCTGTAGTTTGATCTACAGTTATACTAGAGTTAGTAGAAGTAAAATTACGATCTGCTACAGGCGGTAAAAGTGAAGGGGTTAAAGAAGTTGTTGAAGATGGATCTACCATGTATGCTGGGTAAGCAAATGGTAAAGTAGCATCTGGAGTAGCTAAAGTTATATTCCAACCTTTCGTATTTTCAAGATAATCAACATCAGATCTAACTACAGAAGGTGCTTCAGTTACTTTGTTTGCATAAAAATTTACAGTTAAATTACTATTGTTATTAGTAGCTTTTAATCTTCTTATGAAATTGTCCATTTGACAAACAGACATAAATTGATTTGGGCTAGTGCTATCTTCAAAAGTTCTACTCATACCTGTTAAAGAACTAAAGTCTGCGTTTGTTGGAAATGTAACATTAGTAAATGTAGCTGCTGCTGTACTATAATTGATAAGACGAAACATGTCATTAAAATTGTCTGTAGAAGACATGTTTACATTACTACCTATATTGACTTCACTTAACCCATGTGCCCAATAGAAAGTGCTTGTAAAATTAGCTGGTTTTACAGCTATAGGATTAAAGTTAAAAATAGAGTCACTACCTGTACCTATAGTGTCAAACTGATAAAAAGCTCTATTAAAATTAACTGTATTGGTACTAGAGAAAGTAACATTAGAAAAATCAGGTGTATTAGTAAAATGGCTATTGTTCATAAAGTCTATTAGACCGTTGACAGTAGGCGCTGTTAAATTTGAAAGATTAAGACCATTTAAGTTTGGACATGGCCCTCGTTCAGCATCTAGTAAGTCTCTACTAAAATTCCTAAACATTTCGTTAACATAAGTAGGCGTAAGACTAGCCATAAATGCATTAGAGAAGTTGTCGTTAGGTTTAATTCTCATTAAATAAGCACCGCTGAACATTCTAAAAGTACTAGCATTACCAGCACAAGCACTCCAAGTACTAAGACCTTCTAACTCATATACGTTACAAGAACCAAATTTCTGAGCAAAGTTATTTACTACAGAAACATCCCAATTAGATAATTTTATTTTAGAACCATTTTGTGATGTTAAGCTAGTATTAATATTGCTAAAACTTGGAAATTCTTGATTAGGCCAAGCCCAGTTAGACAAATCTAAAGTTCCGTTTACTATTGAGTTATTGAACATTTCATTACCTCTAAAACTATTTAAGGCACTATCAAACGTCCAATTAGAAAGATTTGATCCGTCTTTAAACTTACTTAATTTAAACCAGTACATACCAGCATTGTTAACGGTACTTCCAGTAAAGTCTAAACCAGCCATTTTAAATTCGCATCCATTGGTAGTAGCACTACCCACATTGTTGAAAGCATAACTAGAGTTTCCAGTAGTAGCAAATTTAGATCCTGTTAAATTTAATAATTCTAAATTAGTGCAACCTTGAAATAAATAAATTATACTACAGCCAGATGACAAATCCCAATTTTCACACAAAGCATCAGTAAGTCCTGTACAATTAATAAATAAACTAGTTAAATTACAATTAGCTCCACCAATTAATTTAGTGTTTTCAATATTAGTTAAATTAGTACACGCGTTAAAACCATTTGATAAATCTCTCCAAGGTCTTTCACCCCAAGATATAACTTTCTTTACTTTGTCTTTGCCACCCGTAACTGCAAACTCATCACAATAACCACTATCTAATTTATTATTTATAGAAACAATACCAGCTGTAGCGTCAGGTGCTGTTATAGAAGAATTATTACCTGAATAGCTTTGACTACTTCCGTTAGGCCATTTTACAGTAAAGCTTCCACCGCCAGCAGCAGCATCAGCTTTAAAAGTAACTTGTCCATCTACTTCAAATTGAAACTCATAAGCTCCTGTAGCCCAACCTGGTCTACCCGGTCCTGGTTTATTAGATAAATCGGGGATTGGCATCCCCAGTCCCATTAACATATTATCTTAATATAATGCGATTAATTCTCCTCCACCTGCAGCTAATGTAACACTAGTAGCAGTAACGTGTGTAACTAACACTGGTAAAAACGATCCAGCAGTAACTCCTTTTAATAGTACAGTAGTACCACCTTCCATTGTCACTGTTAGATCCATAGCTGCACCAACGTATAATGCACATCCTATTGTACCAGTATGAGCTATTCTATCACCTAATGTATAGTTAGCAGGTTTTAAATCTAAAGCATCATGAGCAAAAACCCTTGGTTCTGCATTTTGCGTACCTTCTAATCCTCTTATTGCCATTTTATTTATTTATTTATTTTTGTAATTTTTTCAGCACCTCTAGAACCAAAGTATGCTACGTATACTGTAACCAGTAACGTTTTTAATAAGTTTATCCATGATTCATCTACGTCGAACTGTAAATGAAATGAATCTACAGCCATCATTAATACAGCTGATGCAGTTAAAAAAACTAAAGCCAAAGGTCTAGTATTTTTAGAAAGCCATGAGTCTGACTTCATATCAGCTCTCCACCTGCTAGATATTTCTTTTAACTCTTGCATATCTTGCTCTATAAGCTTCATAGCTTCTTCTTTGTCTACAGCTTTAATCTTAGTATCACTTGATATAATATTTTTTACCACGCCTAACGTACCTTGATTAGGCAGCACATCTCCAATAGCTTGTAGCACTTTAGGGGCTTTGCTAGCTAAAAAAGCACCTACTTTAGTCTCTCTAAATGTTTTCTTTTCCATTATTTAGGTTTTGAATTAGGATATTTATTATAATAATCACTCATACTTGCTATTTTACCTTTACGAGTTTTATTTAAATAATCTATTTCATCTTGAGTATACTCTCTAGTCATAGGATCTTTACCTCCTCTTAACGTAGAACCTACAGTAGAAGATATTTTTTGACCATACATTATTCCGTCTCTAGCATATCCACCAGTCGGAGTTAAACCTTGTAAATAAGAATAATCTTTTTCAGGTTTAGGTTGGCTTATAGGATCAGCTATAAACTCAATAGTTTCTTTTGTTTTACCTTTAGGAAATAAATTATAATTAGAAGGATCAACAAGTTTTCTTCCTTCTGCTTCTTCTCTTGTTATACCTTGATTAATTAAATCCTGAATATAACTACTGGGATTTGTAGTTTGTGTTTGACCTTTTTTTACAGTATAATTGTCTGGTGAATCTTTAGTTATAGTTTTTATTTGAGTACCACCTTTAACTTTTGTTTTAATAACGTCAGTTACGGTTGCACTAGGATCATTCAAACCATAAAGCTTAGCTGCATGTTTTATAGGATTTTTACCTGCTTGAATTTTACTATAACTCATTGTATTTATTTTTAATCTTTTTTTGAACTTTAGGATTAGAAGCTTCTTTTTCGTGAGCTAAATAAGGAGCACCATCTACTTTGTCGCTTCTCTTGGTTGTTATAGTTTTAGAGCTTCCTTTGGGTTTAAAAAACATATGCTCATTATCATAACCAAATCTACCTGTATCTTTACTATTAGGCATCATTTGATCATAATGAACTAGTTCGTGAGCTATTACATTTTTTAGTTGAGCAGGATCTGTTATATCTTTGCTAATTCTTATTGCTCCGTTTTTAGTAGCTATACCTAATACTCCTTCTTCATCTAAAGTTCTGTATACAGGTACGTGATTAAATTTGTAAGGAGGTTCTAATTTAAAGGCCATATTTTATTTACCTTTTTTCTTATAATTTTTAGAACCGTCAGGATTTAATACTCCTATATCTATTAAAAAATCTTTTTTAGTAACATCACCAGACTTGTCATGGTCTTTTAGTTTACTAGGTGAGCTTTTTGTTTTACACCCAAAATTTTTAGCATAGTTAGCCATCTTGACAACACTCTTTGAATATTTTTTAGTATTATTCATAACAGAGCTAGCAGCAGAGCAAGCATCTTTAAAACCGTTGTTCTTAGCCCATTTGGTGAACTTACCTTGGTTTTTTTCTTTTATTTCTGGAAAATCTTTTTTAGCCATTACTTATTCATGTTATATGGAAAATTTCTATTAAACCATTGCTTGCGCTCATCACAGCCGCAACCTCCTGGTATTTTATCTGCTAACTTTTTTATGCCTGTAGCAGTAGTAAATTTTTCAATTGTATCGCCTAAGCCTCTTGATTTCATTACTTCATGTGTTTTAAAATCTTGTGCGTACCTGGATGCATAGATTTTTTCTTAGCAATATCTTCTTTATGTATTTGCTTTTTTGCATCATAGATTAATTCTCTTTCATGCATCATATCTTTATCGTACTTGTTCATTTTATAATTCTTTATATTCTGAAGTTGCATCAAAACTTGGACAAGCTTTGTTTGCAAATTCATTATGTGAGTAAATAGTAGCATCTGGGTACATTGCTTTAAGTGTTTTAAGCACATGTAACAGGCCTTCTTTTTGTTCTGGTGTTCTAGTATCTTTAGGTGTCTTACCATCAGCTTCAACACCTCCGCAATAACAAACCCCTATAGAATTTCTATTGTGATTTTTGCAATGAGCTCCTGATCTATGTATATCTCTTCCTTTCCATATTTTACCATTGATATCAATATAAAAATGATAACCTATGTCAGACCAGCCGCGTCCTTCAACATGCCACTTTTTTATTGTGTCAACTGATATATCTTGACCTTCTCTAGTGGCAGAGCAATGAATAATAATTTCGTTTATATTTCTCATTTATTTCTAAGTTTATGCCATTTATTAACAGTGTAGCCTATAGTAACTAGTAGCAACACAATTTCTAAGGCTGGCTCTAGCCAGTTTAAGCTAGCTATAGTAAAGGATGTAGCATTCATGAAGTACAACCTTAAGTCTTGTACAGACATCATTTCTGAGCTTCTAAAGCGGGATTACCCTTATATACGACATTATCTATAACTAAGCTGTTAGTTATTGATTTGTCTTTAGAAGTCATAACTCTTTTTCCTATAACAGGTTTTTCTTTTTGTAAGACAACTCCTGCTGCTTTTTGTTTTTCTCCGTAACTTGGCATAATTTTTGTTTTATGTAAATAAAGATCCGTAAGTGTCTGTTGGACCCATTACGCTATTTATAGTGTCAGCATTAGCTGGATTGAATACTGGATTAGATCCAGTGCTTGAATTTTGTGCAATATTTTCTACAGGTGCAGCTTGAGGGTTGTTATCTGCTAGTAAACCTTGTTGACCTAAACCAAAATCAGTACCTAACAATCCTTGAGACACGCCACTTAACATACCTTGTTGGTAAGCACCAAAACCTCTTAAACCAGCTCCTAATAACATTTTTATTTGTTTGCCTGTTTTTTGACCTCTAAAATCTCTATCTTTAAAATCTTGTTTTATTTGATCTAGCTCACTCATACCAGCTGACATTCCACCTACTACTCCACCTACTGCTCCTTTTGCTAAAGGAACTATAGCCTGAGGCGGTATAGCTTTCGCTGGAGATATTTTATTTTGTTTTGTCTCTGTTGGCATAGTCTATTGCTTTTGTTATTACTTTATAGCTGTATCTGTTACTTTTTTCTAATTTAGTTGTAGGCATCTCTTCTTCACCTAGCATAATACGGTACATCCGACTTATCAGTTGCTTGCACTTATAGGAAACTTTATATATATGATATTTTTGGGTAGTGCGATTTCTCTTTCTCCACACAACTATCCACCCTTGTTTCAATAATCTGTTCCAGCGCCTGTTGTCCCAACTGAATGAGTAGGTACCTTTTATAAAATCATCTTTAATAAACATATCTATAGCATCTAAATAAATTAGTAGCTCTAGATCTGCATCTGTTAATTCATTAGTCTTACAAGCCCACTTCCTTATTATCCTATAATGTTTAAGTAAACCTAGCTCTTTTAAATCACCAGATGTTAACCTTCTCATAAAATAATAACTACGTCAAACTCTTTAATGACTTTATAATTATTTTTATTTATTTCAATATTAAATCCAGATGATCTATCATAATATATTTCATCACCTTTTTTTAATACCTCTACATCAGAGCCAGGTTCTATAACCTTAGCTCTTCTGTATCTAATGTCTTCTCTTTGCTTTTCAGCTAAAATTAAACCGCCTTTTGTAGTCGTATCAACTTCCTTGATAGGGTCTACAACTATATACTTACCTACCGCTTTCATGCTCTAACGTTGTTAACCACGCAATCAGTAGAAAGTATAGTTGTTGCTACTGAAGCCGCGTTTTCAAGAGCACTCTTTGTCACTAATAAAGGATCTATAATACCGGCTTTTACCATATCCACCGTATTTCCTGTAACCACGTCTAATCCTCTACCTTCTTCATCTGGATCAACATATTCTTTTACGCCTGCATTTTTTAATATAAGTTCATAAGGTTTGCGTATTGCTTGATACAATACTTCTTCACCTATTGACTTAGGCTTTAAATGCATACTAGCATTTAACAAGGCTATACCACCTCCAGGTACTATACCCTGTTTAATCGCGGCTTTTGTAGCACAAATAGCATCTTCTACTCTATCTTTTTTCTCTTTTAATTCAACTTCTGAATTAGCTCCAACTTTAACTGTAGCAACTTTAGCTTTTAATTTAGCTAAACGTTTTTCAAGTCTAATTATAATATTAGGGTTCTTAGTTTCTTTAATTTGTTTTTCCAATAAGTCAATTGTTTCTTTAACTTCTGGCTTATCGGTAAGATCCACTTGTAATATAGTTTCTTCATTGTTAGTAACTGATTTAATACATGTACCTAAATGTTCTGGCTGTATAAGATCCATGTCATCACCTAGATCTTCATTAATAAGTGTAGCACCAGTCACAGTACAAAGATCTGATAATACATCTTTTTTACTGAATCCATATACTGGCGCATCTACGATATTGACTTTTATATTACCCTTCATTTTATTCATAGCAAGCGCGGAAACTACTTGTGGGTCAACATCAGCAATAATAAGAAGGCTTTTACCATTTTTTATAATAAATTCAAGGACCGACTGAATTTTCCTTATATTGGGTATTTGTGACTCTACGATGAGTACTAGCGGATTATCTAACTCAGCCGTTCCTTTTTCTTTGTTGGTAATAAAATGGTTGTTTTTTAGAGCTCTATCATATTGTACACCTTCAATCAACTCAACTACTGTATCAGGTTGTTCATTTGTCTCCATCATAACAATACCTGTTTCATCAACCATCTTAAAAGCTTTTCCTATAATAGCGCCTAATTCTTTATCATTATTAGCAGATATAGTAGCTACTTGGTCTATTTTCTTTCCAGTAACTTTTTTTGCTTTTTTGTTTAAATATTTAATAACGCTGTTTACACCTTTATTAATCCCTTCTTTCATAGCTCTTTCATCGTCTAATAAAGAATGAGACTGCGCTTCATCTAATATTGCTTTAGCTAGAACTGTAGCCGTTGTAGTTCCATCACCAGCATCTTTAACAGTTCTTTGAGCTGCTTGTTTAATAAGCGTAGCTCCAATATTTTCTAGTGGATCTTGTAAGGTTATACTATTAGCAACCGTTACTCCATCTTTTGTTATCTGTGGTGCTCCACTGCTGTCTTCCAATATAACACATTTACCACTTGCTCCTAAGGTTGAACCTACTGCATTAGTAAGTTTCTCAACCCCAGTTAACACCTGACTTCTAGCATAATCGCCAAAAGTCAGGTTTTTAACTAACTTTAAATCTTGCATTTTATTTAATTAAATATAATTGTTTTGAATATTTTACTCGAAGGTTTTAACTACTTTCGGTCCTTTGACAAACTCTAACTTTTTACTGTAATGCTCTATAGAAGCATCTATAGCTTGCTCAGCTCCAGTTATTGTTTCTCTTCTGGTAACATCGATCCATGTATCAGGATCATCGATGCTTTTATATTCGGTTTGTAAAAATCCATTAGGTAATTGTACTATTCTCCAGTTTTTCTTTTCTGAAATATGTTTCCAGTACTTAATGGTTTCTTCTGTTGGTTGTGGTGCACTATTCCACGTATTAGTGCGGGTATATAAAAACGTCATTGTATTTGGTTTTAAGTTAAACGTTGGTTATTATATACTATCACTTGATAGTTCGGTTATTTAAGCTTCTAATGCTTCAATACGGGCTGTTAATTCTTTTATTGCTCCAACTAATAGTGGAACTATTTTACTTTGATCTATACCCTGAGGTATAATGTTTCCTTCTGCATCTACCGCATCTTTGTCTCCTGTTATCGCCTCTGGAACAACATTAGAAACTTCATGCGCTAAAAACCCATCTACAGTTCTAGATGGTCCATCTGCTATAAAGTTAAATCTATTTGGTTTAAGTTGCTTTACTCTATCTACAGCCCCTGTCATTTCAACTACGTTTTCTTTTAGTCTGTAGTCAGAACTAGTAGCATAGTTTACTGTACTAGCTCCAGCTTGGTTTATAGCACCAGAAGCTGTGCCACTTAAGTAAAACGATATATGTTTATTACCATATTGACTAGCCACTTGTGTTGCTAAAGGTGCTCCTATTCCACTTCCAGAATTAGTACTATCAAATGTGAAAGGTGTATTTGCAAATGTACTTGAGTTAGCTGATGTAGTTCCTGTAATATTAGTTTGTTGATTAGTAGTACTCCAAGTTAAATCACCTGATCCATTATTAGTTAAAACACTATTTGCAGCACCTTGAGCGTTTGGCAGCGTTAAATCATAACTACTAGACATTGTTTCAGGACCTTTTACAGTTACTTGGTTACCGCCTCCTGCTTCCCACTCTACAACTCCACCTCTTCCATTTTCACCATCACCATTACCTTCAACTCTTATAGTTCCTTTAAAACCATTTACTGAGTTACCTGCTATAAACTTATAAGCACTAGTATCAAATTGATATAACTGTTGTGAACTACTATTAGTAATTGTTAAGTCATAACCGGCAGTATTTATAATTCTGTTTGCAGCTAATGTTTGGGTAGCATTTCCTAAGTTAGTATTTGTAGGTGTACTCCAGTTACCAGTGTGATTCATATACTGACCAGATGATCCACCTGTTACAGTTACCTCTAAAGTCCCTGATCCAGTTACTGGTGAATTAGCTACTGAAAACACTGATGGCATTGTTAATCCAACGGAAGTTACAGTTCCAGCGCCTGCTGTACCCCATGTTAAAACACCTGAACCATTATTTTTCAAAAATGTATTTGAGCCACCTTGAGCAGCTGGAAGCTCTAAAGCATAAGAGCTAGACATTGATCCAGGACCTTTTACTTGAACGTGATAGTTACTTGTGCCGCCTGCTTCTATTTCTAATAAACCGCCTCTTCCGCCACTTCCGTCTCCTTCTATTCTTAATGTGCCTTTATGGCCAAATGCAGAATTACCTATTTCAAACTTAGAATTTGATTCATGAAACTTAAATATTCTTTCAGATGAATTATTATTTAAAGTTAAATCATAATTAGCCATTGATATTATCCTGTCACCAGCTAATGTACCATTATTAGTATATATGTTTGTATTATTATCAGTTGGAGTAGCCCACGTACCGTCTTTTTTAAGAAAAGTACTACCAGAGCCACCGCCTAAATTAGTTAAAGCTGCGCCTGATGCTAAAGAAAATGTAGTACTAACTAAAGATAAGCCTGTACCAGCGGAATAAGTAGTATCTGTATTAGTAGTGTAAGAAGGTACATCCCAAGTATTATCTTTACTTAAAAATCTAGTAGTAGTATCTGAAGTGCCATCAGCAGCAGATAAATCAGCAGTTACAGTTACAGCACCTTGAGTAGCAGAATTAGGCGTTAAGTTAATATATGTGCCATCTGTAGTATTTACAGAGTCAACAGATCCACCGCCTCCGCTTGATGGAGTATTTATCCAGCTTAAAACACCTGAAGCATCTGATTGTAATATTTTCTGATTACCACCTGGTCCAGTAGCAGGGAATTTTACGCTATAACTAGCAGCACCGCCTCCATGATCAGGACCTATTAATTCTACATGATGTGAGTTATCGTAACAATTAAGCTTTAACTTACCAGCATCGGTAGTTCCATCACCTTGAATTATAACATTATCTTTTACTGTTAAAGTGTCAGTAGCAAAAGTTAAGTTAGCAGAAGCTCCAAACGTAGCATCAGTTTTGTACTGTATTTGGTTATTAGCACTACCACCTGGTGTCGTTCCAGAAACATTAACAGTTGCAGTACTAGATCCAGATGTTGTAACTACAGCAATATCAGTATTAAAATTTAAAGTATCAATACCAGTTACAGCTGTGCCACCGTTATTTTGTACAGAAAATGTACCTCCACCGCCTGCAGCGCTAATTTCGATGTTTTGACCACTAGGCGTGAAAGTAACATTGTTACCAGCTGTAATAGTAACTGCGCCTGTTAAAGTATTAAATGAAGATACTCCTGACGCTGATCCACCTGGTAAACTAGAAACTTTTATTTGCTTAGTTTGGAACTTAGGATCACTGCCACTATCTGATATTAGTATTAAATCATCATTAGCAGGCGTACTTTTTATAGGGTAGGAGTATATTATTGACATACTTTATTATTTGTGGTATTTCTTTTGAGCAGCTTTAACGTTTGGCATGTTATATGTAGCAACTTTGCTAACCATTTCTTCCATTCTCTTCATTGATGGGTGTTTAGCGTGCATTTTAGCTGGATCTACATAAAACTCTTCACCTTTTTGATACTTATCACTATCTTCAGTAGCTGTCACTTTAGATCTTTCAGGTATATTAGTTTTTATTTTACTAAAATTACCCTCATCAAGGCCTTGAGTACTCATTTTTTTACCACTTTCTGCGCTTGTAATAAATTTAGGCATACCTGAAGTGTGATATTCAGCAGGTTTTGTTGATGATTTTGCTTTTTCTATGTCTTTGAGTATTGGATTACCTTTTTGCTGTGCAGCTTTTACATCAGCCGTAGCTTGTTTTCCAAATCTATACTCAATTCCTTTATCTGTGTCTGACATTTTAGCAGCATGGTCATATTTCTTAGCTGCATGATCATATTTTTTAGCTGCGTGGTCGTACTTTTTTGCAGCATGATCCACCATTTTAGCAGCATGATCCATTTTTGCAGCATGTGAAGCAATATTTCCTGCAGTTGCTTTTAAATCTTGTTTTTTGCTTGGCATTTTTTTGTTTTTATAATAAAAATTTTTTACTTATTTGTCTTAATTTTAGTATATTACATATAATTACTCTTTTTTACCTGTTAAGATAGTGACACTTGCCCCTTATTAGTATATCTTATAAGGCTAATGTCACTGTTTTTTGTAGCATATTAGAAATATAGGAGTAAAGCCCTGCCCCCCTTCGTAATCTATTTACGTTCTAAAATAAATTTGATTTTTAATTTAGGGCCCCGCCTAATTTTTCACATTTTGCTTTATATATTTTCAATTTTTGTTTATATATATATATTTTATTTCAAAAAATAGTAGAAGTTACATGCTAAATACATAGATATATCGATACTATATATATAATTAATAAATATAATACTAACGACTTAAATTAAATACTATGCAAAAATACTTAACTAATATCGAAGCTCACAATGAAGTAATAAATGGGCCATTTGTAAATGACAATTTTAAAACTGCTGAAGAAATTGAAGCAATTGTTAAACAACATTTAATAAACAACTTTAAATAATATGTAAATTATTGAGAAGTTGTGTGTATTACTTCTCAACTAAAAATAACAAATAAACAAATATACACTTTTACAAACTAAATACAAACAGTAAACGATATTATAAATATAACTAAACTAATAAAATAAATAACATATGAAAACTAATAACTTAACTACTAAAAGATTTGTAATCAGAAAATCATTACTCGATACAAACACTGTAATCACTTTTACTAACAAAAAAGATATTACATTTACTTACGACCACGACGAAATATACTCAACATTTCAAGAAAAGTTTGAAAGTATGCCGTGTTTTCAAGAGTACAAATCATACACTAATTCAAATACAGTTCCAAAATTCTGTAGAGATTTAGCTGAAATAAAATAAAGTGAGCTTAAGCTCGACTCGTAGTTGATAGTCATACTTTAGCGAGTTAGAAAACAATACGAACATATGACTAAACATAGCCTGAATGGTTGGACGAGAGGTTCGATTCCTCTCCGGGTTACAAACTAAATACTACAAAGTGTAGATAATAATAATATAAAACTAATTAAAATGAATAATTTAAATACTACAATAGATAAAATAGCAATGTCAGAATTTGATATGCATTACTATCAACTTGGCGACAATGAAAAGCAATGGTGTCATGATGAAATGGTAAATAATCCTAAGTGGCTAAAGAAAGATTGGGAAGACCCATTATGGTCTGTAGCTGACAAGTGGAAAGCTGGTCTACCAATATATAAAACTTATAACTAAACTAATTAAATTAAATAACTATGTATAATCCAAATAATCCTTCAAACTGGTCTTGGTCAAAAGCCTTCGCAGAAATGGACAAAACTGTTCATCAAGCAGAAATGACTCAACAATGTATAAATCACGTTCTAAATTATCCCGGTGAAGCTAATGGTGTTTTTATGACACTAAGTAAATCACAACAAGATGATGTTTACGAACTACTAAATGAAATACTATAATGCAAACACTAACTATATTAGACTTTGGTAGTGGTGAAGTACATCAATACCATAATATAAACTATGAAAAATACGAAATGGAACTCGACGAATTTGTCGGAGTACAACTCGGATATAATTTAAATGAAGTGGAATACATGTTCCATACTGATAAAACTATTTACAATTTAACTAATAAACTATGAAAAAACTATTAATATCAGTTGGCGCTTTACTATTAATGTCGTCAACAAGCAATACAACTTACCCATCAGACCAACTATGTTTAGCTTTATTAAACTTAAATGACTTGAACGAGTGGATGTGGGAAGATGTTAACAACGGAAGACTATCACAAGAACAAGCAGAAATGTATAGTGAATTATTACATGAAACTTATATATTCATTGAAGATTACTATAAACATTTACCTGATGGAACTTATTACGAATTTGATTTACAAACTAAACACAATTACTAATCGATAATAATAATATGAAATATATACAAACAGATAACTTAACAGCAATACTATATCCAGATGGTGGCAAGAAACTACAAATATTCAACTGTCACAAATCAGAGTACGGTTGGAACTCAAGAGATTTAATCACATCTTTCTTTGGAGTAAGTGATGAAGAATTTACTAAAGAATATGTACAAAATAAAGTAGACGAAGTCTATTCTACTTTTAACAATAAAGAAATAGACGAATTATTCAATAAAATAAATAATGAAAATGACTGAACAAGAAGTAATAGATAAGGTATGTGACAGAGTTGTCAATACTATATACAACGAGCTAGACTACTATATGTTTGAGTTTCTAGGTTATACTGAAACTAACGAGCAATATGTAAAAGATGCAGATAAACTAATTAATAAAATAATAAATAACTTAATAAAATGACAGAACAACAAGCAATTGAAGCAATCGCTAATGATATACAGGATGGTATCTACGGCTTTACACAGAAATGTGGTACTGAATGGCAAAAGTGGACATTTGCACTTATGCAAGCAAGAAAAATATATAATGGTGAACTAATAATAGACTTGGAAAATGGAAGTGAGTGACATAAATTACAATGTAAATCAGATAGAAGATGCTAAAACATTGAAAGCAGTAATGTTCTTAATGATACAAGAACATGTTAGAACAATACCAAACGATCAAGAATTAGGAGCAGAAGTAAGAAAAATAATAAATAAATTCAATGAAGACAATTAAATTTTACCCAAGTGACAGGTCACTTATCAAACTAGACGGAAAACTATATAAAGGTTATACTATTAATGATGTTCCTTATGATATACAAGGATGGTTTAACTACAAAGGTTTAACATTTGTTACAAACTAAATACAATAGTTGTTCGATAATATACACATGAACGATATAAAACTATGTAAATGTGGTGTACGTGAAGTACATCCAGTAAGAATTAAATACGGCTACAACACTTGCGTCGGTTGTAGCACAGCAGAAAAATACGGGTGTGTTGATATTATCAATCATAAAACAGGTAACAACATACAAATACTATCAAGACAAGATGCTGATACTATCGCAAAACTCACTCGAAGACGCGGATATGGCACATATCTAAGATAAACACGAACGACAAACCGAAACCGGGAATAGTGTAACTTATTATAGGTCCTAATTTTGGTAGCTCATGCTTAAGCGAACAACAGGTAGATTTATCTACTAACGAGACGCAAAAGGTATGGGCTTTTCGTGGTATGAGTAAACAACAACAAACAATTACCAAACAACTACAAAACTTGTATTCTTGGACACAATTCTATCAAGAAAGAGGTAATAAAGAACAAATAAGAAAGTGTCAAACTCAAATCGCCGAGTTGAAAAAGGCGTATAATCAAACAAAATCTAATAAAAATGGCAAAACAAAGAACGCTAAATGAGATTAGACAATCAAAAGAGTACCAAATTGCTAAAAAAGCTGGTGATACAAATGTATATTTAAAAGAAAAAGATACACAACCAAAAAACCCCTTTGAACACGAAGAAGTAGATAAAGCTGTTGATCAAATTGTAGAAACACTACAACCTGAAATATTTGATGCTATATTTGAAGCAATTAACAATGAAATGAGCAATAATTTCTTATTTCAATCAGATAATTACTTTACTGAAGCAGGTTTAGAACTATTTGAAGATGAGTGGTTTGAGTTTTATCACGAGCAACATGGTAAAATAATGCATAAACTACTACAAAACTTAAAATAATGGAAAAATATATATATAGATGTAAAGAATATGTAAAAAGTAAGTACGATAATCTATGTAGAAATTGCAATTCTAACAAAAGTTATTGCAATTATTCCAGAAATTACAAACTAAATACGAATACTATAAGATAATATAAATATGTTATACGATAAATTAAAACCACATATTAAAGATAAACTTAAATCTCAAGCTGAAGAATATTCAGTGAGTATTAATAATATCTTTGATACATTAAAACAAAAAAACAGTTACACTGATTTAACTATTGAAGAGATAAGAACTATTTGTACATTTGGTGATGTATGGTATTATGACTTAACTCAAAAAGATATTATATGGGGTGACTGGCTAACTAAATAAATATGAGAGCGCAAAAACTAGCAATTGAAACATTAGAAGCACTAGGTGTTAAAGATGTAACTACAAACAGGCAAAAGAAAAATGGTACAACTATGTTTGAACTACCTACAGGTGACACTGTAGCTGAATTTAAATCAGGTTATATTAGAAAATACTTAATGTCTAAAAGACCAGAACACAAGTACCATACTTGTTATCAGCTAAATCCAGTATATAAATCTGCTCACAAAGTAATATCAAGTGAAGGTGATTTATATGAATGGGAAAATAATAAAAGAATGTTGATTAAAAACAGAGCTGAAAGACTGAAAA